GTGCTCATTCATAACCCCATAAAGTGCAATCAAACTGGCGTCAGCCCGCCCGTCATCTCTTTTGCGAGAGAAACTCGACGCGTTGTTAGGAAACATTTGTTGCGCCAATGCTCGTGCGCCATCCTTGCCACCCGTCAGCCTAACCTTGCGTTGCCACACGAGCGGCGGCACAAAGTGGTAAGGAATTTGCAAGGATGCAAGTACGCCTTCAACATTTCCGAGTGAGCGCCCAAACGAAAACATGCTACTTACACCCTGTCCTGGCATGGCGGAAACCTGTTCGATATAAGCTGTGCATTCATAGTCAATCAGATATGCCGCCAAATGCGTATGCAATTCGTGTGGCGACACAAAGTTCTTGACAGCCTTTCCAACGGTGCGCTGCACAATAGGCATGTCAATCACGTCAATAAGTTTCTTGCCCTGAAGTGTTGCAATCGCACCACTTGCCCCTGGATCAATACCGATAATTAGTTTGTTCATAGCTTTCCATTTGGCGGTAAAAAGTTGCAAGTGTCCAACCTTTTCCGACGAACGGCAAAAAAAATGCCCGCAAGCGGCGGGCAAAAACCAACAGGAGGGGAGTTCCGTGTATCAGTTTACCTGCGATATTCCTCTGTGAGAAGTCCCCCTGCAACAGGGAACGGAGCAACCTGGAACGGGCCAACCTGAAATGGCCCCGCCATACGGCTTGCAAGCATACGTCGTTGCTGTTCGCGTGCAGCGGCAACGGCTGGCGATACAACGCCACCTTGCGCGGCAGCTTGTGCCGCTTCAACGTTGGCCGCGGTTTGCATACGTTGTGAAACGTTTTGCATCATCGGGCCAACCATAGGAATGTTGCCGCCAACGCTACGCGTAAGAATGTTCATCAGCGTTGGCGCTGTTCCCGAACGGTTGATCAGCGGCACACCACCCGTTGCTGGCTCGCCAAACGCTGCCGTTGATGCGCGTCCAATACGCTTTAACTGGTCAACTTCTTCCTTGTTGAATAGCACTTCAAGTTTCGGTTGAATCCGTTTGAGCGCCGAATTAAATCCTGCTTGGCTAAATGCACCAGACGTTCCCACGGCACTATCAATCAACCATTGAATGGTTTGCGCTCTAACGTCATCCCATGCCGCCCTAGCTTGATCAACGGCAGCCTGGTCGACATTAGCGCCACGCGGTTTGGTGAGCGTGTCGCGTAACGCAACAACGTCTTTTGTTTGGCCGCCAACAATGAACCGCTGAAAGAATTGATCCTGATTAGCTTGGCCCGCAACGATTGGCTTAAAAGGATCAAATTCACGCGCTCTGGCGGCTGACAGTCCAATGCCTTCGCGGAACTTTTGAACGGCTTGATTTGCCTCTGGAATGTTTTGCGTCACTTCCGCCATGTAAGCATCGAGTTGCTTTTTAATATCTCCCATGGCTTTTGCTGAACCTGGATTTTCTCCGGCACGTTGCGTTAGCAATTGGCGAAACTTAATCGCTTCTTCAATGCTAAACGCTCTTCCGTCATCGCCGCCCATTGCAAACTGTTCAATGCGCTTTTTAACAGGCGAAGGGATAACATCTTCAAAGTTATCAAGCGTGTCCTGAATGCGCATCCTAAAGTCGCCAAAAGGAATTTGATCCTTTGCACCTGGTAGGCTTCGCGCTGCGTTGTATGCCGCATCAATGTCCGCACCGAGCGCACCAAATAAGCCGCTACGGTCAACACGCTGACCAATGGCACCTGTTACCGCTTCGCCAGTTGCTAATGGCGTTGGCTGCGCTTGTCCGCGTAACGCTTCAAGACGCTCGCGCAACAGACGTGGTTGTTGCGTGAAAATATCAAGTAACGGCTGACCAGCACCTTCAATGGCGGCAAGGTTGCGTTCTGTTGCAAACTGTCTAGGATCACGCGTTACTTGGCCTGATGTGTAGGGCATACCAAGTTTTTCAAAATCCTCACGCCTAATTAGTGATGCCGGATCAAGTTTCCCGGTTACTTGTAATTGCTGCTTTGCACCTTCAGCAAGCCTTGCTTGCGCCGTGGCAGTAAGTTGCGAAATATCGGCTTGCGGATCAAGCGTTTTGATGTAATTGTTAATCTCGACACGCACTTGCGATGGCGACATAACTGTTGCTTGGCGTGTTGCTGCCGCTGTTAGATCCTTTGCACCTAACGCAAGGCGTGACGCACCTTTAACCACTTCAGGCGCAACTACACCGGCAACTGCGCCTGTCGCCGCTTGTGCAAGTTTTGACTCTGGTGTCCCCGCTTCGCTGTACATGGCGGCAGCTGGAACTGCGCCTTGCAATGCTCGCGCCGTGATACCGCCAAGCGTTAACTCTCTTCCGCCTGGTATAAGCATGGCCGGAGCGGTTGCCATGACGTTCCCCACCATACGAGGAATATCTGCCGCTGGCCCTGCATCGGTACGCATACCGCGCTCACCGTAAATGCTAGGTGGTTGCGCAGTTCCTATGGCGGCTTCATACATCGCCAAATCTTTATTGACTTGCTGCGTGTACTTGGCGGCTTCTTCGGGATCAGTCGCCATCAAGTACAGTTGCTTTAAGCCTTGCCCAACATCCATAAACCCGCGAATCGTGCGCTCGCCAATGGTTGGTGATGGTGGGCGCTCCATGCGTGGCGTTTCAACAGGAACCAAACGCACTTCGCGCTTTTCTTCCTCGTCAACGGGTATGAGTCGGGCTTCGGCCATAATTTATTCCTCTACTCGGAAGCGTTTTCCGCCAACAGTCACATAGTAATTACCATCAACACCTTGCGTTGCCGTTACTGGCTTGCCCTTTACCGTGACTTGCTTGGAATAAGGCTTAGGCTCCGGTATTTGATACATTGGCGCAAATTGGCTCATGCCTGGTGTGGCGAGAATTGTTTGCGCTGCATTGCGTCCACGCTTAATTGCTTCACGGTCAACACGATCAGAAAGATCAAGTGCTTGTTTAAGCGATGCCTCGCCAACCGAAATATCAGCGTTCGACACTTTTTCGAGCAACTTAATGTCAGAATCAGACAATACGCCTTTCATCTTTGATGCGTTGTTTAATGTCCTTTGTGCCAGCTGCGGGATCAGTGTGGCGGTATTTGCAATCCTTTGATCATCTTGCATGTAACCAAGTGCCTGTGCAGCCTGACCAAGTTTAAGCCTTCCTCCGGCACCAAAACCAGTAATAACGCCTTGATCAAGCAACGCTCTAACGCGGTTACTATTTTCAATTTGACTTGCTGCTGACTGCCCTTGTTCAACCTGTCCTGCTGCCATGGCAGCGGTAGATTTGGCCACTGCCTCGCCAAATGTTGCGCCTGTCTGAACAGTAATACTTGGTTTTCCTGCTTCAGCAAGTTGTTGCTTCATCCTAAGTACGGCTTGACCGGCTGGCGAATTAAGATAATTTGGGTCTGCCATAATTGCTTGCTCAAGACTCAACGTCTTTGGTTCTTTCGGAGCAAATGGCGCTGATGCGATTACATTTCCTGTTGGCCCAATTGCCTGTGATCCAGGTGAAAGCACTGTTGGCTTTTGGACTTCGCTAATGTTTTGCGCGAGATCCGTTAAAGCCTTGGCTTGTGCCGCGCCACCTGGTTCAAGCGCAAGCTCAGACGCTACATTGCGCAATAGGTTGGCCCTCATTCGCTGTTGAGCATCTTCAGGAATTGGCCTTCCAAGAATCTCTGCGGCTTGTTGCGTTGGGCCGCCACCACCAGCAAGTGCCATGGTTGGCGTTACTTCAGTGGGCAAGCCTTGCAATCGTTGGCGTAAAGCCGTCATCCTTTGTTGCATAGCCTGTTGCTCTGCTATCTTGCGCTGTTGCTCCGCAAACTGCGCACCGACAATCTGCTGCTGCAAGGCTTGTTGTCGCGCTTGCTGTAAACCTTCCGCGGCAGTGCCGCCACGAGCAAGCGTTGATCCGATATTAGCAAGCGTCATCCATCGTTGACGCATACGCTCTTCTTCATCTATGGCTGGCGTTGGCAAACCAGGAATCATGGTTGCACGATCAAGACCTGTGCCAAAGCGTTGCAAGATATTAGGCGATGCGCCTTGCATGGCGGATTCAGGTGAATTCGGAACCGTGCTGTAT